GTTAATACCTAGGCGCTTAACGGATCCTTTGATAAGCCATTGTGATGAATTTTCACCTTGCTCAATTGTACCACCAAAACCTTCATAGTATGGCTCAAATTTGTATTGCGATTTAGAATCACTAAGCACAGATTTGATATATGCCGTGATTTTCTTAGGATCGCGTGGGAGAATTTTCTGAGCGAAACCAGACGATACGCCTTCTGAACCATTAATCAACAGCATAGGAAGGTTCGGCACATAGAACATAGGTTCAATCTGTTGGCCTTCGAAAAACTGATGTTTAAGGATAGGTGTATCTTCTTTATTAAATAGCTCAAAGAATTGAGATGCACCATGTGTGTAAATGTAACGAGATGCTGATGCTTCATTACTGAAACGAGTACCAAAGTTACCTTCACGTACGAGCAATGGAATATTATTGGTGCCAGGATAATTCTGTGCTAGTCCGACGATTACACCGTCCATTGAACCATGTAAATATTCGGCAAACTCAGCAACCTTTGATCCAAGTTGAGATACCTTAATCTCAGACTTAATGTTTTTCTCTAGGATAGTGTACAGAATTTTACGGCTTGCATTTTTCTGTCCATCAACCAAAGAAGCAATTTTACGAAGATTATCATATGATGCCTGGTCAACGTAATCCTTATTAAAAAATTCTGAAATTTTCATATCTTTCCTTTTCTGATTTGTTAAAACTATTATATCAAGTATTTGTTTAAATGTAAATAGGCAACCTACATTTTTATGCAGATATTTTCATAAATTTTTACACTTTTATGAAGCAAATCCATCACCAAGAAATTTTCTAGAGATAGCTAGTGATGGTTGATTCGTCAGCAAGGTAGAGATCAACATTAACACGTTTAATGTTGCCAACTTCTTGTAGGTTTTGTTCTGAATCATCTATGAGGCTTATGCTTTTCACATCAGGTCTTTTATCCAAAATCCTATTAATCATATTCACCTTTGCTTGAGGTGGTCTAAAGTTAACATCAGCACATCTTACGACATGGATATCACCATCTTTGTAGTGACCAGCCGGTATGCCGAACTTGTTAAGAATCTTAATAAATTTTTCCTTGTTGGTAAAATCATCTCTTGCTGTAAGGATAATTTTCTCACCCTTCATCTCTAGGATTTTTCTGATGTTCTCATTTATAGGTATACTGTTTTCAAATATGTCTGAACTTGTAAATTGTGTAAAGTCAAATGTTTCGTCATCACTTAACTCATATGTATTAAATTCAGCATTCGTCAATTCCTTTACGATTGAACCATTTTTCATTACGTAAATTTTTGCGAACGTTTTAACTAGAGTTTCGTCTAGGTCGATAAATGTTATATGTTTACTCATTTCTATCTTTCCTTCTATATTAATTAGCGCCATTCTCTCCCTTAATCTACTCCGTGATGTTAAATATGCACGATCGTGAATCGTTCTGTATTACCATACAGTTCAGTTCTAAATCGTGCATTCTCGTGCACGTTTTATAGTTTAGCGATACTGAAATCGTTAGCCAGGATGTATTCTTTACGAGTATCTGCCTTTTTGTCAGAAAGCCAATCGTCGATAATCTCATCGTTATCAAACTCAATCACATCGATCATTTTTGATACACCATCCTTTGCCACGATTTCTTTAAGGTCGGACTCTTTCCAAGAACCCAGTCCTTTGTAGTATTTAGACTGTTCGCCTGCTTTGAGATTAACCTCATCACTTAATGAGTACATCCAACGAGTCAGTTTATTACCTTTCTTCACACCGATAACCGGAGTTTGGAGCATACCGATTTTGCCTTTAAGTTCTGGCATATAACGAACGAAGAAACCTGTGAGCAATCCACGAATGTGGAATCCATCCAAATCTTGGTCAGTTGCATATACGATGTATTCATATTCTTCGTTTTGAATAATCTTATACAATTCCGACAGTTCCTTATTCTGTGTGAACTTAGCCTGTGGAGCAGAATATGCATTAAGAGGTTTACCTTTTAGAGTATAGTAACCACACTCTTTACGGCCAAGTACTGGCGATAGACCACCAAGTGCTGATTCTCCTTCCACCAAAAGTAGGTATTTCTTTACACCAATCGATGGTAGATACTTATCGGATTTTATTTTCTTAACAGTTTTCTGAAGACCTTTAAGCTCTTGGCGTTTCTTAAACTCTTCCTTAATACGGTATACTTCAGTAATAGGATCAATGATTGCCTTATTACGAGCTACCTTATTTGCGATCTGTTCCCAAGGAATATCACCAAAGTACTGATTGATTTCAGCGGCACCGTTGGTAATCTTTTCCTTAGATTGTGAGTTGAACTTTGTGTTCTTAACATTTTTCATAAAACAGATAACCATCAGTTTATTCTTGATGTCACCTGGTTTGATTGTTTTGAACTTACGAGCCAACTTATCACGGATACGAGCGACGACCTGATAAGAGATGATGTCGATATGAGTACCACCATCAGGAATTTTCAAACCGTTTACGTAGCTGAACTGACGGAAATCATCTTCAGCATTTGGAAGAATAGCGAATTTGTAATCATCAGTTTCATAGATTTCTGAATCGTCATTGAATAGAGATACATATTTTTTGAAACTGTTAACATTCACCTTCTTACCGTTGAACTTAAAGGTAATTTCTGGGAATGACATGCTCAGATTTATCAATCGCTGATAAACAATGTTCATGTGGCTATTATCAATTTCAGTTAATCCAAATTTTTCTAGGTCTGGCCAGAATTTTACATTTGTACCAGTTTTACCTTTAGATGATTGGACTGTGTCGGTGAACGATTCTGCGTTATTCTTAAATGTGATGGTGTATGAATTTTTGCCGTCGTCAGTTTTACCAACGAATTTCTTAGAGAAACAGTTAGTGGCAAATGAACCAACACCATTCATTCCGATTTGTGTACGATTAGCATCGTCTTCAAAGTTTGAACCAGCACGGGCATGGCCCCAAGCCAACTCTGGTAAGTAGTGTCCATCGGAATTTTTAACAACCGGGATACCAGTCCCGTTATCTTGAACCTCAATAGTATCATTAGTCATTTTTATTGAGATATCTGTTGATGTTGTAAAGTTGCTTTTGATTGCAACGTCTACCGAGTTATCTAGGATTTCGTTAATGATCTTGATGAGACCAGGGACGTATTTTACTTCTTTGTACTGAATCTTTCCATCTTCGAAAATGTATTCGTTTGAGGTTGTGAGATCAACAGCGCCAATATACATTGACGGGCGTTGAATAATGTGTTCGCGTTCAGTAAGTTTCTTAATCATATCTATCCTTTATTCAGTTTACAGTATAATTATATCAAAGAATTTTTCGAATGTAAATAGTTTTTTTTCATTTTTTTCAATTTTTTTCACACTTTTCAACAATTCTCGTCAGAAGGTATGATCCAATTATAACACGGATTTAGTTAAAATTCTGATGATCCTGCGAAATCTCCCATCCAGGGCACAGTAACACCGCACCAAATATAAATAATACAAAATAGACGGTAGGAACAAATTATATGGCATACTTTCACCACGGCAGCATTAGAAAATATACCGCTGCACTGCTAGACTTCTTTAATTCTGTAGAGATACAGTATAGGGTGACGACTGGCGAAACGCTTTCCAAAGCAGTTCCCTTAAAGTACAGTTCTGTTGAAAAGTCTCGTATGTTTGATGAGTACACTACGGAGCAGATGCTTTCTGGTAACTTTGGAGTATTACCTAGGGCAAGTTTATCTCTTGTCTCTATGGGTAAGGCTGAGCAGCGAGTTCAAAACAAAAATACTAAGATTGGAAAATTTACATCCGATACAACGATGGAATACATGTACAATTCTGTACCTTATGAATTTGCATTCGATATTGTATTCCAATGTAGAGGTATGAACGAAGCAACACAAATTATCGAGCAAATTGCACCAAAATTCAATCCTACCGTCAATATTGATATCTGGGATGCAAGTAATCTTGATGAACCTACGCGAGTGCCTGTTTCATTGGTTGATATCCAAATGGAACAAGAAGAATACGATGAACTATCTTCTAACATTATCACCATCACTTTTAGTTTAAGTCTACAAGGTAACTTATACCCACCAATCAAATCACAACCAAGAGTTCAAGAATTCCAAATTTACCTAAACCAAATCGAAAATGATACTTCCGCAACTCGTAAAGAGATGATGGAGTGGGATGTTGATCTATATGGCAACATCATGGATAAAGGTTTGGATCTATACACAGAAGAACTTACAAATGGTGGTGTTGGTACTTGTGGATTTAATTACGATGGCAACGATGTTAAAGTTGGCATGTGGGCTGATCGCGTTATCGTCGAAAACATGGAAGATATTTTTGTATCTACTGATGTTCAAGGAATCCTTGAGGAAATTTATGCTGGCATAAACCAAGCAAATGGATTCTTACAATTAGACGAAACAGGTTTACTTGATATTGATCCATCATTGATACCAGGTGCAAATATTGACGGTTACGTTAAATCAATTCCTGAACTTTCCGATGGCACCGTTACTGTGGTCCAACTTGCAAGACTTGACCATAGAATGGCAACAATGAATTTATTAGATGTAGCTTATAACACA